CGCCACTGAGGACGATACGGGCACCAGGAGTCATGATCCAAACAGGACGCGTCATCGGCATATTCTGCGCCGCCATCGCGATCATGAGGTTCTGGACATCGGTATTGATCTGAGCAAAGGTATTCCCAGTGCTCGGAACCAATACAGCGGCAGGCAATGAATGAGTGATCGAGCCAGGCTTGAGGCCAGCCACAGGAGCAACAGCAGGATCGAGAAACTGATTGTCCTTAAACTGAGCCATCGCTGCGATCAGATCATCACGCACCAGCATCTCAGCAGCAGGATTGGAGAAGCGAGCCAACTCCTGAGTGATGACGATGATACACGCCATCTTGGCCCAGGGAATGGTGATCGCATCGAAGTCCAGCTTGCTGACTGGCTTGGACAGTCCCTCACCGACCCAATTGGCCACAGAGCCAGTAGTCTGACGAGGGATGCGAACGTTGAACGGAACAGGGCGCAACGTCAAACGGCCAACAACCGTTTGCGGACGCAACAAGTCGATGAACTCAGCCGTCAAGTTCGCAGCATAGACCAGCGGTCCTGCCCAAGTTGGGTCTTGTGTCGTGCCAGCAGCAACAGCAGCGCGCTGCTCACCAAGAACGTCAGTGAGCCTGAGGCCAGTCTTCAACTGGGCATCGATGATCGCACACACACCAGGCGTTTCCAATTCCCATCGCTTTGCGATGTTGTAGGCCAACTGAAGCTGCCCCTTGGAATGGGCGATGGCCATCACATAGCGAGTGAATTCCTGACCGGGGAACGGCTTGAACTTGCGCTGCCGCATATCCGTGAACCGTGGGGTGGAAGGGTCAGACGGATCACGGATCAAGTTTGGGTCGTTCCCCGGTTGCTGGACTGGGTCCGCTGACGTAGCCAGGAGGCGTTCCTGCGCCAACAAACCCTCCAGATTTTTGTCGATCTGGCCGACCTCAGCCAGCAGACCGTCAAACTCCTTCTGCTCATCGTCCGTGAACAGCCTGTTCTCCTTGGCTGCCTTGTCGGACAGCTCAGTGCTCTTCTTGAGCACAGCAGCGCGCTGAACTCGCAGCGCCTTGATTCGCTCATTCAAATTCATGATCATACCTCAATCAAACAGGGGCACTCGCCCCAATTATGGCGATCTTGCGCTGGAGCGAAGCATGGAAGGCTGACGCGCCATCCACAGCCACAATATCCGGCATAGCACGCAGGACGTGATTGGAGTCAACGCCAAGCGAACGCGCAATAGCAAGCGCGCCAGGAAGCGCAGGCACAGGAACAACTGATAGTTCCAGAAGCTCCTGCGCAATGAACTCATATCCCCCGGTCCACTTATTCGTGTCGGGGTCTTTGATCTCATTTGGCATCTTGGTCGGCATAAATCCAACAGACACCGCATTCAGGAAGCCTGCCTTCACCATCTTGTAGACAGAGTCAGCAAACTCATTGATCTCCTTGGTAGCAAATTCGACCTCAGCAAGCAGTTGCTTGTTGTCCACCCAAACGTTGACAGCCTTGCCAACGGGGAGATCGCGGGATTTGTGCCCAAAGAGCAACTGTGGATTGGTCTTGTAATTCGTCAGGTCCCATCCGTCCGAACGGATAATGTCGCCATAACGATCCACATTCTCATTTGAGGCGATGAAGGTTGCCCTACGGTCCTTCACTTCATCGACTACCAAGGTGGCTGCGCGATACTCGACATTGCCCAACTTGGGCGCGGTTCGCTTCAACATGTTATTCCCCCTGACTATCTCGGAAGTATCCTCCAACGAAAGTGTATCGCAAAATGAAAAATTACGTTGGCGTTACCCTTTCATCCTTGTCACTCTTGCCACCGATCGTCATGATGAACGGTTCCCCCGGGGGAGGATCGCCAATCTCCTTGAATATGACTCCATTTGCCATCACAAAGGCAACGGCAGGGTCGATCCGGCTGGCGGACTTCTCTTTATCCAGCTTGCGGTTCCCACTTGGGTCTTTGCGAACCTTGGCGTTAGACATCGCCCATTTGAGAACGGGATGATTACCATGGAGGAATTGACCGGCTGCCGCTATCGTTTCAACACTCTCCAATGCCGGTGACATGTCCTTATAACCTTGTCCAAACGGGATCAAAGGCAAAGTTAACCCATCTCTATCAGCGATCATCTTGAGGAATTCAATCCTCCATCTATCGAAAGCAAGGCGATCAACCTCAAAATGCTCCATGAATAACTTGATATGATCAAGAACGTACTCATAATCAACTATTGATCCTGGCGTAAGAATGAGGTGACCTTCCTTTGCCCAGACGCTATAAGGCACTTTGTCCTTCAGTTCTCTATCATGAATCCCCTTCTCAGGCATGAAGCATCGGGGGAAGATCGCATGCTTACCATCCGGCATCGGCACATCAGCAACCAAAGCAGTCAGGTCAATCCGGCTAGATAGATCAAGTCCAAGGTATGCCTTCATCCCGGCACAATCCTCATATGACGGCATACCAGCATTCATCGACCAAATGTTACGGGGGAGGAACACCTTCTGCGTGTCAACTCTTTGGTTGAGATAAAGATTGCGGAATGATGGCTCTAGGGACGGGATGCGTTTTGCTCGATCTGCCTGCTCAAGAATATCTGCCTCCATGCGGAATACGCCCATTGCCGGATTGGCAGCAACCCAGGCATCACGATCATGGATATCGCATTCCTCTGGCGCGGTATGAAGGCACAGATATGTACGCTCATCAGGGTTCTCAGCGGCATCATCGATGATTGTTGAAAGTAGCGCAACGTCATTCGCAGCTTGGGTCGAGATGATCAAGCTGAGAGGCTCTTCATGAGCGCCCATGCCCGTTTCCACGGCGTCATAGAGTGGACTGATGGCACCGGCCTGACCCAATTCATCATGGATAGCGAGAATGGGAGACAATCCATGAGCTGTTGATGAGTTTGACGAGAGTGACTCATATGTCGTATTAGCTCCAAGTCCGTGAGCCATGCGGTCTTTGAGAAAGACATTGGATGTGAGTACGGGATTTTGCCGGGCAATTTTGACGAGCAACTTATAGACGATGGTCGCTTGATGACGGGATTGCGCAGTAGAATACAGTTGAGAGTTAACGACAGCTTCAGGCCCAACGAGGTGTCCAAGAAGTAGGGATGCAATGAGCCCAGTCTTTCCATTCTTACGTCCCACAGACATGATTGCTCTGCGCACCACGCGCTTACCCTTATGAGTGCGATAGACGTTCTTGATAAAATCAAGCTCAAATGGTAGAAGATGAAACGGCTGACCGATAAGTACACCTTCGGGCACATAGCAATTCTCCTCAATGAACTGTTTCATCAACTCTGCTCGCGCAAACTCATCAGGCCACACAATGATTGCGGGGGAAGGAATAACAAGCTCGGTGCCTGGCTTTGGTTTGACGCGACGCTGGGTAAGACGCTGTGTGCGCTTGTTTTGCGACGCATCCTTTTTAGCCATGACCTTCTTGGATGCTTTTGGCGATGGCATGATTATCTCCCGGGAGCTTTGGCGCCTATTTTGAGTGCAAATGGCATGGTCCTTGAAATGTCTCTCCCTCTCAACATGCGCTCCGCCTCAATGGCGGAGTCACGGATGGACCCTGGGAAGTCCGCAGCAGTGAGGATGTTATCATCCATTGAATCTTCCTCATCGGGTGGGGGTGGTGGTGTGAAGTTTCTCTTGCGCTTAAATAGCTGAGCCTGCATGAATGTCACATGCCTTGCGACGCGAAGCCAAGCAAGCAACTCAGGATTGATCGTATTGCGTATCTTGCCTGACGAGTATTGCTGCTCCTGAGTATCAGGAATCATGGTTAATGGGCGCTGGTTTATCCAAGCCTGAGCCTCGCAATATGTGATAACGTTGTAGATGTCCTCAGGATAGATACCGTATTCCTCAGGGTTAGGAACACGCTTGGCCATGACGTCGAAAACCGCACGAGCATCTTCAGACATCTCTGGTGGATTATCCCAAAAGCAATCTCTCCCCGGGAGAGATTGATTTGGTTTGGTGTCTGCCTTTCTCTTTCTCATGATCACCATCCATCTGCTGGTACGAGGGGAGAGCCATCAAGGTGCGCGCCTGATACTGAACGCTCACGCGCTGCCTTGGTCGAGTTATGATGATGATAACAAAGCGATTGGAGATTATGGATATTGAAGAATAGGTAGCGGTTGCCTCGATGAGGCACTTTGTGGTCAACGACGTTGGCAGCCTTGACGGTGCCGTGATTTGCGCACATCACGCAAAGGGGATTGGTGGCCAGCCACATCTTGCGCGTCTTGCGCCACCATTTTGTTTGGTACCAATGCTTGAATTGGGTCGCATCATAGGCAATCTCTCCCCGGGAGAGATTGCTTTTGGTGAGATACCCATTGTAGAGCGGCATTCGCAGCGGAGTTTTCGGGACGTTTGACATTTGTGAGGCCTGTGTCAGTGGAAAAGACGATTGTTCATGGCCAATGG